TGCTAAGTCAGAGTACCGTCTCGGTACCGAGGGTTCAAATCCCTCTTGTAAGGGGGAATATGAAATGATAAATAGAAATTTATAAAGAAAAAATTAATTAATAATAGATTTATAGACATATTGATAGAAATAAAATGGTGTGTAAGTGTGTGAGAAAAAATGATAATTTCTGAGAAAAAATAAGAAAATATTTTACTCCTGCACAGCATAAATGAGAAAAAATAAAAATATTCAAGAAAATTCAATAATCGTTCAATAGGGGTTTAAGATCCCTTTTTTTAATGATCAAATGAATTTCAAACGATGTGCAAGAAGAAATTAATAACACTTTTAAAGAAATTGATGCACAGCATAAAATTGATTGAAGAAATAAGAAGTTAAAAAAATAGATTAAGAAAATAATGATGTGCAAAGAGGAAAATAAAAGAAATAAGTAGGAAAAAATAAAAAATACTGAAATTAAACACTATAAAATTAAGGAATAAATAAAAATAAATCAATAAAATCAATATAAAACAACTAGGTAGTATACTGCTACCTAGTTAAAATTAAACATGCTAAACTGTATAATCATAAATTCCAACAACTTTTCCAATAATTCTAAAATCATCATCTCTATCAATATGCATAGGTTTATAAATAGTATTTAATGACTTCAACACAAGCTCTTTTGTAATTGGATTGTAGTGGAATCTTTTACAATAAACTTTTTCATTTAAAAGGAAAACACCAATTTCACCACTATCAAGTTGTGGAGTATCTTGAACAAGTAAAAGATCTCCATCATTTATCTTTGGTTCCATTGAATCACCAGCAACAAAAGTTCCAAAAGTTGCATTTCTGGCAATACTAGCAGGAAGTTTTATCCAATGTGTTGCTTCTTCTAAGGCTTCTTTTCCATATCCTGCACTCACATCAGAAAGAATTGGAATTTTTCTCAGTTCTTGGGGTTTTACTTCAGTTTTTTCTAAATTATTTGAATTAAAAAAATCAGCTAAACTTGTATCAAGTGCATTTAAAAGTTCTTCTAATTTATCAATAGTTAATGCTCTTCGCCCACTCTCATAATTTGCAATAGTAGCTCTATTGACTGATAAAATATTGGCTAAGTCTTCTTGAGATATATTTTTCTTAACTCTTAATTCTTTTATCATTTTTCCGATATCTAACATTAAGAAACACCTCCTTTTAACAATATGAAAAAAAACTCTTGACAAAAACAAATTGTTACTGTAATATATAAAATATAGAAACAAAAAGAAACATAAAACAATTTGTAATCATAAATTAAAGAATTTTATAAAAAATTATAACATTTTTTTACATTAGTTACAAATTAAATCTGTATCTAAGATTTATAAAAAATTTAAAAAAATCTGTAAAATAGATTTTATTTTTTAAAGATATTTTTCTAAAAAATATAAAAATTAAAAATATAAAAAATAGAAAGGGGGATAGAAGCACCATACAAAGAAGAAAAGGAGATGATGAGTATAGAAAATAAAATGAAATAGGAGGAGAAAATAATGACACTTGAAAAAAAGATAAAAGCAAAAATTAAGGAATTGGAGGAGATAAGAGAGGGATTTTTAAAAGAATATCAAGAAAAACTACAGAATGGTGAAGATGATGAGGCACTTTGGAGATACATTGGAAATAAAAATATTGAAATATATACATTAAAAAATATATTGAAATAAGAGGTGATTAAGATAAAAGTATCAAAAACACTAATAGATGAAATTTTAAAACTAAGTAAGGCAGATTGGGAAAAAGTAAAAATAAATATAGATTATTTATTTTTAAAAGAAGAAAAAAACAGGAATAAAACTCTATATATTCCTGAAAGCAGTTTAAAAATAAAGGCAGATTATTATCCTTGTTATATGGAAATTGAAGATATTAAAAATAAAGATGTTCCTGGTTTATTAAAAAGACATGAACAAAAAGTTGGTGGAGGAGATGAACAATAAAAATAATTTAGTAGTATTTGAAAATACTGAACTTCAAGTAATGGTAAATAATAACAATGAAATTGAAATGGATATGGATGAATTAGCAAAAGCATTAGGATTTAAAGATAAGGAAAGTTTTAAAAGTATTATTTTAAGAAATCCAGAGTTACAAAGTCCAGAATATTCATGTTTAAAAAAAGTTTTAAGTAATGAAGGAGGAATATCAAAGAAAAGAGAGAAAAGAATATTTAATCAAGATGGAATATTTGAAGTTGCTTATTTAGCGAATACAGAGAGAGCAAAGCAGTTTAGAAGATTTATAAAAAACTTTTCAAAGGAGATGATAACAAAATTCAAAAATAATCAAATAGCTTTAAATTCAGGAGTCCCAGCATTGCCAATGAGAATAGAACCAAAGATAGATAAAATGTTGGAATTAGTAACTCAAAGAGATGATGAAATAGAAAACATATTTGAATTTTTTGAAAAAGCAAAAGCATATTTTGAAATGATTGCACCAATGCAAGAGGATATAAAACTAATAAAAAGTAAGGTAGACGAAATTGTTGGTGCAGTGAATGAACTAAGTGATGCAGTGTATGGAGATGAAGATGGAGGAGAACAATAAATTTTATCTGGATTTATTAAGTTTACAGTCAGAAATGAGCTACAGAGAGTATTCAATCTCAACACAAGGAACATACAAGAGAATAGTAAAAGAATTTTTAGAATCAATGAATAAGGAAGTGATAGATGTAAAAAAAGAAGATGTAATCAGATATTTAGATAACAAGTTAATGACATTATCTGTTAATACAGTGCTTGTAGAACTTAATGCTTTGGAGTTTTTCTTTGAAGAAATACTAGGCTTAAATATAACTGAAAATATTAGAAAGTATAAAAGAGTTTTTAAAACTAAGGACTTTATAACAATAGAGCAGTTTAATATATTAACAGCCTCAGTAGCTGAAAGAGAAAGACTTATGTATATGGTTCTTAAAGAGTTAGGGTTATTTTTCAAAGAGATTGTAAAAATAAAGGTTGAAGATATTGATTATCCAAATGGAACAATATCAGGAAGGAGAGTAAATAAGGATTTAATAAAAGATTTGTTAGGATATGCAGAAAAGCATGAGTTAGAAAATGAAATTTTTCCACTTGATTTGAGTACATTGTGGTACTGGAATAAAGTGAATACTAAAAAATATTTAGGAAGAGTTTGTAATCTTGATGATATGAAACATTCACTAGCATTGGAGTTATATATCAAACAAGGTAAAGAAGAGGAGGCAGTGGAGTATTTAAGATTAAAAAATGTGTATAGTTTAAGACAATATTATAAGAGAGCAGGTTATCAATATTTTAATTATTAGAAAAAAAGGACATCATGCTCGGCAAAGCTATGGTGTCCCCAGTAAAAATTAGATACTTTGATTATATCAAAAAGGAGAGCAAATGGAAAGAGAAAATTATTTAAAAGGAATGCTTGAACATTTAAAGAAGCATCCAGACACATATAAAAAGATGATTTTAAAGTTAGAAAAGGAGCTTGAAAATGTGTATAGAACAGAAGGTAGAGCAATATAGAGAAAAGTTAATCAGAATAACAGAAATAAAAAAGAATTTAATTGATGCAGAAATAAGTCTACAAAAGGTAATGCAGGAGCTTAATCTAAGTCAATATGAATTTAAAAAACTTTTAAATGGAGAATTAGAGGAAAGAGAAGCTGAGGTACTAGCATTATGTGATAAGGTCCCAGCTTATGTAAAAAATAGAGATAAGAGAGTAAAAACATTTCAAAAATCGTTATTACTAAGAGATTTAACATTGAAAGATTTTTGTAAAAAAGAAGATTTAGATGAAAAGAAGGTATATAGAGCATTAAGAGGACTTAATGCAGAAAGAGATCTAGAAACTGAAAAGGGAATTGAAAGGGCTTTGAATGTAAGGATCTTTTAGAAAGGAGCTTTTATGACAAAAGAATACTTATTAGAAGATTTACAAAGACTCTTTGAAAAAACTAGAACTCAGGCTTTAAGATTTGCACAGTTGCAAGGCTGGACTGTTGAAAAAAAGAAGATAGGGAAAGTTTATAAAAATGTATATAAGGCTTCTGAGGTGGATGCATATAGAGCTTCACTGGTGGAAGTTAAGGAAGAAAAAGAAAAGAAAGTAGCAACTAGGACAGTAGCAAAGAGAGAAGCAACAGCTATTGATGAGCTACCAACTTGGAATCAACAAGTTGCAAATGCTAGATTTATTCTTTGTATTAAATTAGAAGAAAAGTATGAGGAAGGAGGAGATAGTAAGGAAGAAATAATAAAAAAGTTTGTAAAAGAGGCAAGTAAGAATTATCCTCAACAGTTAGAAATTTTGAAAAAATTAACAGTACCAACTCTTAGAAGATGGTGGGGAATATATATAAAAAATAAACATAATCCACTGGCTTTGGCTTCTGGACATGGAACAACTAAGGGAATAAGAAGAGTAAAAGAAGAGGTTTTAGAAACTGCTAAAATGCTTTATTTTAGTAAAAATAAGCCAAAAATTACATTTGTATTTGAGAGAATAGTTGCAATGTTTGGAGTTGAGGCAATCAGCTATGGTACTTTAAGAAATTATCTTAATAAAGATATAAACATTATTGAAAAGAATAAGGCAAGAATGGGAAACAAGGAGTTTAAAGACACTCATATACCATATATTGAAAGAAGTTACGAAGATATAAAAGCTGGAGAAGTTTGGATGTCAGACGGACATGACTTGGAAATGATGTGCTATCAAGGAAATAGAAAAAAAGCAAATGGAGAAAGATACTTCGGATCTCCAAAGCTAATAGTCTGGATTGATGTAAAAAGTAGATTTATAGTGGGTTGGAGCTTAGCTTGGAGTGAAACAACAGAAGCAATTGCAATAGCTCTAAAAAGAGGAATTGAAAAGTATGGAGTTCCTCAACATATTTACACAGATAATGGTAAAGCATATAAATCCAAGGTCTTAAAAGGTACTGATGAGCTGGATGGGATATATGCAAGTCTAGGAATAGATGTAGACCATGCGAAAGCATATAATGCACAAGCCAAGCACATAGAAAGGTGGTTTGTAGATTTTAAAGAAAGTTTTACAAAAGAATTTGCTACTTATAAAGGTGGAAACATTATAGAAAGACCTGAGCATCTTAGAAGTTTTGCAATGCAAAAACTAGATAAGGGAGAAATATTAGAACAGTGGGAACTTGAAGAGCTAATAGAAAAGTTCATAGAAACTAAAAATCATAATTATTATGCTTTGAGAAGAGCTGCTGGGCTGAAAGCACATAGAGGTAGAGGAATGAATAATAGAACTCCACTTGAAGTGTTTGAAGAAGAAAATCCTGTTGCAAATAGAAGAATGTTGTCAGAACAAGAGATTAGGCTATTATTCTTATATGAAGAAATAAGAACTATAAAGCAAAATGGTATTGAATTTATGGGAAATACTTATATTAATGAATACTTATATTATCATCAGACAGAAAAGGCAAAGATTAAGTATGATCCACACGATTTAAGTTACATCTATGTGTATCAAGAAACTGGTGAATTTTTATGTAAGGCTGAACAATTAGGACTTGCTGGTTGGAAAGATGTTACAGCAATTAAAACACATAAAAAGAGATTACAAAAGATTAGCAAGTTAAGTAAGGAGATTATAGGAATAAGAGAAGATATAAGAGATGACTTAGGTTTAATAGATGCCACAATAATTGATGATACTAAGGTTATAGAAAATAAAAGTAAAAAAGAAAGAATATTAATAGGTGAAGGAATATATTTAGAAGATTAGGAGGAAGAATGGAAGAGTTAAGAGCAAGGTTAGAAATATTTTCTGAGGAAAATAATATGAGTTATACAAAAATAGCAAAGGCTATGGGAGTGGGATCAAGTACACTAAGTGAATGGAGAAAAGGAACTTATACAGGAGATAATGAAGCATTTTCAAAAAAGGTGGAAGACTTTTTAAATAGGCATAAAAGAAAAATAAAAAGAATAAATTTTTCTGTAAATACAGAAGTTAAAAAAAGAGTGTTTCATGTGTTGAACACTATAAAAAAATATGTGAGTTCTAATATAACAGAAGGAATTATAGAAAGTGCAAAAATTGGCTATATCTATGGAAGAGCAGGGCTTGGAAAAACTCATGCTCTACAAGAATGGTTAAAAACTTATGGAGGTAGAGGAGTTTTAATAACAGCAGAAAATGGAATATCTAGTGTAGGGCTTATTAAAAAGTTAGCAAGAGAACTAAAACTTGATACAAGTGGAAGTTCTGAAACTCTAAAAGACAGAATAAAAGATGCTGTAAAACTAACAGAAACTATCATAATTATAGATGAAGGAGAACACTTAAAAGCAAATGTAATTGACATTATTAGAAGCATTGCAGACCAAACTGGTGTGGGTGTAGTTATAGCTGGGACCGAGGTATTGAAAAGTAAAATTTTATCAAGAAAAAAAGAATATGAATACTTATCAAGCCGTGCAGTTGTAAATATAACACTAAAAGATTTAGCGATAGATGATGTTTCAAGCATCGTGAAAGAATTTTTAAAAAATGAAACAGAACTATATAAAGAAAGTGAGCTACAGACATTAATAAGTTATATAAATATACAAGCAAGAGGATCAGCAAGAAACTTAGCAAATGTTTTAACAGCAAGTTATGAAATAGCTTTACAAAACAATTCATTAAAAATTGAAAAAAAATATATAGATGCAGCATTATCAACATTAGCACTTTAAGGAGGAGTATATGAAAGATAAAATATTAACTGAAGAAGCAAAGAAAATTTTAACAAAAGAATATGGAAAGGATGCACTAAAAATTGATAAGGAGTTAAATGAATTAGCAGCTCTTTCAGTGAAAAGAAAGAATTACATTCAAGCAGCCAACAAAGGGAATTCAAAAGCTAGGGAAAGTTATATAAAAATTACTGAGGAATTTAAAAAAGTGATAGCAACAATAAACAAAAAACTTTCAAAAATTTAGTGTTGCTTAGAATAGTGCTGAATAGAATGAAAAAATGGAGATAACATGAGAAAATTAGCAATTGTAATAGCTTCTATATTAATAGCAGCTAATAAACAAGGAGGCTTAAATGTGGAAATTAGAAAAGGGTGATATTGTAAAGTGTATTATCCCAGACACTGGGGAGCTTACACTGGACAAAGAATATGAAATATTAGATATAGATACAAGTATTAGTCAAGTTGAAGTAATTAATGATAAAGGAGAAATAAAAAGCTATTTATGGGCAAGATTTGATAAGGAGGCATTATGAGTGATTGGCTTTTAGCAGGACTTGGAATTACTTTATTTATTGCAGGCTTCAATGTTGGGCAAGAATGTAAATTTCAAAGAGGTTTTTTTGGAAGAAAAAAGAAATATAAATATTATGTAAGTTGTATTTATAAGGTGTATGGAGTTATATCATACACTGGAAAGATTGGAATTTTTAATGAAGAAATGACAGAAAAGTTACTGGATGAATTTATAGAAGAGCTAAGAAAATTTTTAAAAAATAAGTTTAGAACAGAAGATGTTGCTGTAACTGTTGTTGATTTTAAAAGATTAAAGGACTAACTATGGGAATAAAAGACTTATATAAGATTAATGGAATTATATATACTTATGAAGATAATAATGGAGTATATGCAAGGCTTATGGATGTATTAACAGGATATGAAGAATTTATAAGAATGGAGGAATTAAAACAGTATGAGTATAAGTAAAGTACATTGTTTACATTGTGATAAAAAAATTGGAGAAAATGAAGAATTCATATTTGTAAATGAGAATGAAGTTTATTGTAGAGATTGTGTAGAAGAAGAAAGTATTACAACTTATCAAATTATGGGAGATTATGTAGGAGATGAAAATAATACAGAAGAATATGACTCTATAAAAGAGTTTGAAAAAACTTTAAAAGATGAAATAGAACGATGGGAAGAATATTTAAAAGATTATGAAAATGTTACTGGAGAAAGAGCTGAAGAAAAAAGAGAATTTTATAGATATAGGATAAGAAAAGCAAAAGAAAAATATAAAGAATATTTTGAATAGGGGGAAATTAATGAATAAAGTAACTGTAAATGGAAAAACATACATAATAAAGGGTGGAACATATTCAACAGTATTTAATGGAAAAGTATATAGTGACGGAGAAGTATATCTTGATGGAGAAAGAATTTATTGTAAAAAGCCAATTGCTCTGAGAATACTGAAATTTCTTTTATTCATTATGGCTATTTACACAATATTTGGCATATATTTTTTAATCACTGGGTTTATATTATTAATGAAATTATAGGAGGAAAAAATGAATTTAGAAAATATGACAGCTGAAGAAAAAGAAATATTAAGAAAGCAATTATTAGAGGAAGATAGACAGAAAAAAGCTGAGAGAAAAGCAAAGGTGGATGCTTATAAAAATCTTGTTGATGAAACTGTAATAAATGAAATAGATAAAATAAAAAATATTTCAGCACAAATAATGATGTTAAAAAAAGAAGTATTTGATGACTTTAAAAGTATCTTAGAACTAAAAGCTGAACTTTATGGAGTAAAAGATAATCAACAATCTCATACATTTACAACAAGTGATGGGAAAATATCTATAACATTGGGTTATAGAATGCTTGATAGCTTTGATGATACAGTTCATGCAGGAATAGAAAAGGTTAAGAACTATATTTATAAAACTGTTCAGGGTGAAAATACACATTTATTAGAAATAGTTAATTTGTTATTAAAAAAGGATAAGAATGGGAATTTAAAGGCTTCAAGAGTTATGGAGTTAGAAAAGATAGCTGGTAATATAAATGATGTTGAACTAACAGAAGGAGTTCAAATAATTAAAGAGGCTTGGAAGCCTCAGAGGTCTAAAACATTTATAGAGGCATATTATAAAGATGAAAATGGTAATAAAATTAATATCCCTCTTTCTATGACCACAGTTATGGAGGATAAAAATGAAGGAGATAAAGAAACATCAAATTAAATACATTCATACATTAAAACATAAAACATGCTTAAAAGATGAAGAGTATAGAGCACTCTTAAAAAGTAAATTTAATAAAAAATCTAGTAAGGATCTCAGCTATAATCAAGCTGAGATTCTTATAAAAATACTTGAAAGATTAATAAATAACTATGTAACAGAAAAGCAAATAAATAAGTTTAATACTTTATATAGTAAAGTCTACTATGAGAAAGATAAGAAGGAGTTTATAGAACAGTATCTTGGGAAAGATAAGACATTAGAAAATATGACAGTTAAGGAATGCAGTAAGTTAATTTATATTCTTGAAGAGATAGTGGACTGGCAGGAGAAAAGAGGGATAAATGGAGAGGAAAATAGTAACAAATGAAGATTATACATGGCTAAAAGAACAGTTTAGAATAGATAAATTTTTAAAATTTGAAATAGATAAACATGAAGTATTTATTGGTTTAGTAAGTAATCAAAAAAACATGACTTTATCATATATTGTAATGGTTGATGGACAAATACAAACAACAGAAAAAGAATGGGTACATATAGTAGAAAAAGCAAAGTTTTCAAAAAAATATATAAAAACTTGTGAAAAAATGTATGGAAAAAAGTATTGTGAGGAGAGAGGATTTTATGATAAATACTCATATACTTTACCTTGTTTTCCTAGCTTTTCAGCATTAAGAAAAATGCTAAAAAAACATAATGAAGTAATCTTCTCAGGGAAAAATGCTAGCATAATTTTATTTAGGAGGAAATGATGAAAGAAATTAATATAACAAAACATGCTTTAATGAGATATGCTTCAAGGGTTCACAAAGCTAATATTATAAGTGATAGAACTTGGGACATCTGGAAAAAAGCAAACGAAGAGAAAATAGAAGTTTTAGAAGTAAGTTTAAAAGAAGAGTTTAAGGAATCTAGATATATTAATACAGCAGCATATGAAGGTAATAAAAAAGCAGAGTTTTATATAAATGAGCAATTATTAATGACTTATGTAGTTGTTGGAGATAATTTAGTAACTTGCTATGCAATAGACTATGGATTAGATGATGAAGGAAATAGATCAATGCTTAAAGTTTTACTTGAAAATCTAAAAAGAGCTGAGATTGAAGAAAATAATTTTGAAGATAAGTATTTTGAAAGAAAAACAGAAATTAACAATAGTATAGCAGTTGCTAATGCTGAAATAGCTGAACTAAATAAAAAGATAGAAAAAATAAAAGGAAATAAAGCATTATTAGAGCAAGAATTAACAAATATAGGGCTAGAATATGAAGATATTAAGACAGTTATAGATGTAGCTAAGGAAAAGATTGTAAGAAGTAAAATGGCATTATAAGAGGGGAATATGGAGAGTAAAGAAGTATTAGAGCTAATTCATAAAGCGAAAGCTGGAAATAATGAGGCAACTGAAAAGCTAATTGAACAGTATTTGAATGCAGTTAGAAAGATAAATAATAAATGGGGTGGAACAGATGACGGATTCCAGGAAGGGATACTTGGAATCTATGAAGCTATAAAAACTTATGATTTTAGTTATAATACAAAGTTTCTTACACACTTATATCCCAACATTGAAGCTAGAATAAGAAGATTTATAGATAAAGAAAATTATAGGGTTTCATATAATGCTATCACTGAAATCAAGAAAGGAAGGAGGGATAAAATACAATTTCAAACTTATGAAGGTTTAGAAATTGAGGATAAAAATATAAATAATGTAGATTTAGAAAATAAAACATTTGTGGCTAAATTGCTGGATTGCTGTACAAAGCAAGAAAAATATATTATTAAAAAGTTATACTTCGATGGATATTCTGGAAAAGAGGTTGCAAAACAACTGAAAGTTAGCAGACAAAGGGTGCATATAGCGAAACATAATGCACTAGCAAAGATGAGGAAGGTACTGAATGGAAACTAACATTGAAAAGAATGAGAAGTATATTTTAGAAGAAATAAAAAAGCATGAAGGCTGGTGTGAGGTGAAAATAAAAAATGGATACATCATAGAAGCAAATAAAAGAGTACCAATAAAAATAGTTAAAAAATAATAAATTAAAATACTTTGTAGCATTGAGCTCAGTATTTCAACAAATAAAATTGTTGGAATCACTGGGCTCTTTTTTTGTTTAAGGAGGAGAAATGAAGATACAAAAGCCTTTTAAATATATGGGAAGCAAGGGAAGATTTTACAATGAAATAAAAGAAATATTTTTACTAAATAAGAAAAATACTTATGTTGATTTATTTGCTGGTGGAATGGAAATAGCAGTAAATTTAAAAGAGGATATTAAAGATTTAAAAGTAACAGCAAATGTTAAAGATGAGCATATTGAAAGTTTCTTGAAGTGTAATAAAATGGCTATAAAAAAATACAATGAATTAGTTAATTTTCTATATAAAGATATTGAAAAAATATCATCAAGGTTTTTATTTGCTGATAAAGAAAAATGGCAAATTATAAAAAATAGATATAAAGAGTTTTGGAATGATAATAAACTTAACTTTTCAGAAGATGAAAGAAAAATGGTAGAATTATTGGCAAGTATGAATAAGGGATACTCTTTATCAAACAGTTTTTTCTCTATACAAAAAATGGAGAAAATAAAAATATACTTAAAAAAATTAAAAAATATAGATATAACACATAACTATTTTAATGAAAGTTGGAGCTATAAAGATAGTTTTATACTATTAGATCCCCCTTACTTGTGTGGAACAGAACTAGTAAAAATTGGTAAAAAAGGTTATAATTATAGTAATATCTGGACCGAAAAAGATGATGCCAGGCTTGTGAAGTTTATAAAGAATAATCTAAAAAATAATAATGTATTTATGATATTTGGAAGTCTTGAAAATAATCTTTCAAAGTTGCTTCAGAAGGCTTTCAATGTAGATTTTGTAGTAAAGAAATATAAAAAATCTATTTTTGGCATTTCTTTGGATAGAGCTGAGTGGTATTGTATTATAAAGTAAAATTAAAAATTCCTATTTACTTTTTTTAAATAATGTTTTAATATTAATTATATTGGACAAAATTAAATGAGGGGGCTTAATTATGTTGAAATGGTTATTTAATTTGGGAAAAAAAGATGTAGAAAAGAAGCAAGAAATAGAAAGTTTAAAAAAGAAGGCTTTGGAAAATTTCAAAAAAGGTATGGATGATATTATTGGGGATAAAAGTTTTAAAGAACATTATAAAAATACAGATAAAACGGATATAGAAGACTTAAAAAGAAATGCTCTTAATACTTTTTTAACAATAGCAAATAGATTAGAAAAAAACATATTAAAGGGAAAAATAGTAAAAAGTAATTTAAAAATAATAGGTTATTTTCATGATTATAAAAAAAATAAAAAAGTAAAAAAAATTTTAGATGAATTACAAGAAAAGGGAATGATTACTCTTGAAGAACTAGAAATATTAAAAGAAGAATTTAAAAAATCTAATGAAGAGTTTTGGGAAAAAGAAATAAAATAAAAGATTGGAGGATAAAAATGTCAAAAAAATATATAAGTGTAGCTCAGGCATCTAATCGCCTTAATGTTTCAATAGGAACAATATATAATTATTGTAAAACTGGAACATTAGGTTATAGATGTATAAAAAATTCAAAAAAATATACTTGGCAGATTGATTTGGAAAGTTTAGAGTTACTTGAAAAAGATAGTACATATAAAAGTATTCTCCAGGTAAAAAAAGATAATCAATATAGCCTATTTTAGAGGGTTTAAAAACTCTCTTTTTTATTTTAATTTAAATAGTAGTAAAAACTCAAAAAAAATATTATAAAAAAATGAAAAAAGTATTGCATTAATCAATAAAATATGTTATAATTATTATATAAAAGGAGGTGAAGAAATGAGTAAAAAGGAAAAAAATCAAAAGAAAGGAGGGAATAAAAAAGAGTTAATTGAACTAATAACGGCAATAATAGAGTTAATCATAGCAGTCCTAACGCTGATAATTCTATTAGTAAATTATTTCAACTAACTCAATATCAAGGAACTGGAGCAATCCAGTTTCTTGGTTAAATTATAACAGATTTTACTCATAAAAACAATATGAAGAATACTCTTTTATTGATAATTAACACATTATTACTAATAACTTACTTGCATTATTCTGAAAATAAAGTTTTCTTTATAATTATAATTTTAATTGATATAATTGTTATAATAAATTCAATTAAGAAAATAAAGAAACTAAAAAGAGGAAGATAATTATGGCATTAGGGGGAAAAAGAGAGGGAGCAGGAAGAAGAAAATTGGAAGAAGAAAAAAAGAAAGTAACAAAATCTTTTCGGATAACTCCAACACTTCTAGCAGAAATAGAAAAAAAATATCCTGAAAAAACTCTTTCTTGGATAATAGAACAGGCATTAATTGAATATATTAAAAAATAAAATATCAAAAAAAGGCACATCAAAAATGGTGTGCTTTTTTTATTTATTGCAAATTTTCTAATTTTTGTAAATATTACAGCATTCACTTCTGGAGCAAGTTATAACAAGTATGGAAAGTAAAAAAGTTTAAAAGGAGTAGTACAAATGGCAAGAATAAAGCCTCCATTTCCATATTTTGGAAGCAAAGGAAGATTTTATAAAGAAATAAAAGAAAAATTTCAAACAAATTATAGAGAAAATTTTGTTGATTTGTTTGCAGGTTCTATGGAAATCCCACTAAATTTTAAAAATGAATTTGGAGAATTAAAGGTATTAGCAAATGTAAAAGATGAAAAAATTGAATGCTTCTTATCTGGAAATGCTGTGGATACATATAAAAAAGGTATTGAATATATAAAACATGATTTAAAAATAAATTCTAGAAATTTATATGAAAATAATAGACAGACATTTGAAGAAATAAATAAGAAATTTAAAAATATATTTTCTAAATGTTGTCCCTGCTGTGGAAAAAAATTAAGTACAAGAGAAAAGCATGAAGTTTTTAATGAAAATGAAAAAAGAATTTTAAGAAGTTTAATGGGCTTTGGTGGAAATGGAGTAACATTGTCAAATGCTTATTACTCAGAAGAAAAAGTAAAGAAGTTAGAACTTTATATAAAAGCATTAAAAACTATAAAAATAACAACTGACTTATTTGATGAAAATTGGGAGTTTGAAAATAGTTTTATATTCTTAGATCCTCCATACATCAGAAAAACAAGTGTAGGAGAGGAAGGTTTTATAGGCTATAACTATGCAGATGATAAAGGTATAGACTGGTCAATAAAAGATGATGCAAGACTTATAGAATTTATTAAAAGAAATCAAAATAAAAACAATGTATTTCTTGTATTTGGAAGTGTAGATAATAATCTATCTAAGTTATTAAAAGAAAACTTTAAATGTGAATTTATTATAAAAGAATATAAAAAACAAATGTTTGGAAAACTAGGAAATAAAGCAGAGTATTTTTGCTTAATAAAATAAAAAAATGGAGGTGCTTTTATGAAGTTAGAGTTAGTACAAGCTAAAAGAATGTATGCAGATAATAAAAGTATAGATGAAATAGCTAGTGCTTTAAATAAAAGTAAAGGCACTGTTTATAGATGGATAAAAGATAATAAAGAAGAATTTGAAGAAGCTAGAAAGCTAAAAGAAATTACATCTGATGATATGGGCGAAATATTAGACGAAGCACATAAGAAAATGCTTCTAAAAATTGTAGAAAATCCAGAAATGTTAGGGAATCCAAAAGTTGCTGACGCATTAGTTAAAATTGCAAATGTCTTAGAGAAAATGGACAAAAGAAGAGAGCAAGAAAAGAAAGCTAGTAAAAAAGAAGAAGATGGAGGAGTTGTATTTATAGATGACATCAAAGATGAAAAAGATAAGTGAGATATTCCTACCACAATTCTATAAATTATACAGAACTTGGCAACAAGGCAACTATACAAGATATGTCTGTAAAGGAGGAAGAGGTTCAGCTAAATCAACACATATTGCTGAAATTTTAGTCCTCTCAATAATAAGAGATCCAGTTAATGCAGTAATCCTTAGAAAAGTAGGAGAAACTTTAAAAAATAGTGTATATGACCAAATTAAATGGGCTATCAATGAACTAGGAGTTGAAGAATATTTTACTTTTAAGGTATCACCTATGGAGATAATTTATACTCCAAGAGGCAATAAATTTATGTTTTTTGGAGTAGATAAACCTGAAAAAAGAAAATCTTTTAAAACAGCTGATTATCCAACTGCATATTATTGGGTTGAAGAGGCTGCTGAATTTACAACAGAAGATGAAATAGATATAGTTATAAAATCAATTTTAAGAGGTAAATTACCAACTGGGTTAAAGTATAAAGGATTCTTATCATATAATCCACCTGAAAGAAAACATCATTGGATAAATAAGAAATATGACATTGTGGATAATAATACCAGTGCTTATGTACATCATTCTTATTATTATAATAATCCTTATTTATCTGAGGAGTTTTTAATAGAAGCTAAGGAAATGAAGAAAAATGATCCAGTTAGATATAGAAATGTTTATTTAGGAGAAGTTATAGGGAGTGGAATAGTACCATTTCCAAAGTTAAAAATTGAAAAATTAACTGATTCTTTTATTAAAACATTAGATACATTTAGAAATGGGATTGACTGGGGTTATGCAACAGATCCTGTGGCTTTTGTTAGATGGGGTTATGATAGAACAAGGCAGAGAATTTATGCAATAAATGAATATTATGGAGTTCAAATATCAAATAAGAAACTAGCAACAGCTATTAAAAAAATGATTCCAAGAAATGAAATAGTAACTTGTGATAGTGCTGAGCCAAAGTCAGTTGCCGAATTAAGAAGTTATGGTATAAGAGCATACAGTGCTAAGAAGGGAAAAGGTAGTGTAGAAAGTGGTGAGAAGTGGTTAGCTGAAAATGAAATATATATAGATCCAGCTAGGACACCAAATATTGCAAGAGAATTTCAAGTGGCTGATTATGATATTGATAGATATGGGGAAACAATACCAAGACTTGTTGATAAAGATAATCATACAATAGATGCTACTCGTTATGCTTTTGAAAGTGATTTGAAAAAGAGAAGAAATTCACAAGATAAAAAATTAATCCGACCAAGAGGAATTTAATATTAAAAATATCGTTCAATAACCTTTCAAAAAACATTTTAAATAAATTTAGGTATAAATTTTGAATGAAAATTGAAAGGCTTTTAAATGAGTTTTAAAGGGGTAAAAATGGACAAAATGTATGAAGGCTATAAAAAGCTAAAAAGCAGTGAAATATATAAGAACTATGAAAGAAATAAAAAGCTGTTTGATGGCAAGTCTTCAGAAGTTTTTTATAACGCTGTCCTTAGTAGAGTAAAACTTGAATATATGGGAGTAATTGATAGTAATAATAAATACTACGAATTTGTGAGAGAAGGAAACACTATTGTAAGAAGAGAAAAGTCATTTAAAGACCTTATAGTTGGAAATAATATACTTGGTTCAATCACTAAGTTATATGCTGAACTTGCTTCTAATAGTGAGCCAACTGTAAATTTAGAAGATGAGAAAAAAGATATATTAGAAAAAATTGATTTACAAGATAAAACATCAGAAGCAGTAGCAATTCAAAGCTATGGTGGAAAACTTTTATTAAAAGGTTTCATAGTTGACAATAGTCTGTATTTAGATATAGTTGCACCTCATCAGTATTTCACAGTACCTAGTATTTTAAGTGAAGAAATTATAGATAAATATGTAATTTTTACTGAAGAGAAAAGAACTTTAAAAGCTGAAATATATAGTGAAGGTTGTACAGAATATAGAATGTACAAAATAGGAGGTCAAAATTTTGAGGAAATAGACTATGAAGTTGACTTAACTCAATATGGAGCAACAAAAGATGGTAAAGGCTGGAAAAAAGTATATAAAGGCTGGCAAGTTGTAGAAATTCATAATCTATTCAAAAGAAGTGATTATGTTGAAGATTTAGTTATCTTAAATAGGGAACTTGTAGTTGGAGATACTTTAACAAGTCAGGCATTTGATAAAGTCGCAAATCCTCTACTTCAAGTTCCAGAGGGGGCTTTGGAATATGATGAAGAGGGAAATTTAACTGTAAAAATAAATGATAGAGTCATAATAGTAGATCCAGAAGACAAGGATCTTAAACAGGTTGAGCTAAAAACTAAAACAGAAGAATGGAAGACACATAGAACTGGAATTGTTGAGCAGATATATATAGCAACTGGAACAAATGAACAGGCATTTGGGCTTAATAAAAATGGAACGGCTGCATCAGGGGAAGCGAAAAGAAGAGATTTAGAAAGAATTATATCAACTGTTATAACTAAGAGGGATAGAGTATTTTCAGGATTTGAAAAAATAGTTAAATGGGGATATTCAATAATTCATAATAGTGAATTAGATATAACGATAAGTGGTAAGGATATTTTAAGTCTTGGAGTTGGAGAAAAAATAATAATAGCAGTGCAAGGAATAACATCAGGAATTTTAAGCATAGAAAGTGCAATTAAATATGTAAATATTGGTGATGTTGATATTGATGAAGAAATGACAAGATTAAAAAGTGATTTAGCATATAAAATTAAATTAATAGAAGCATTACAAACATTGTCACAGTTGGATACAGAAGAAAGAGTTGCAGGTCTTATAAAAAAACAAGCTGATGAATTGATAGAGGAGTTAGGTTTAAATGAGTAAGAAAAAAAGCCTTTTTCCACATAGTGCTGAGAATACTTTACGAAGGGTATTCAATCTTAATTCAAAGATAATTTTAAAGAAAATGAAAAAATCAACAGAAGAAGATTTTTCAGATGTTGAGTTTGATAATAAAGAAAAAAAGAAAATCATTGAAGATTTAAAAAATGTTGCTATTGCAACAAATAAAGAAGTTTTTAAGAATTGGAGAACTTTAACTGATGATGAATTAAAGCAGACTGATTTAAAAGGTGCAAAATATTGGATTAGAGAGAACTATTTAAGAGTACAAAATATGAAAGAAACTTTTAAGGATCAGTTAGGTAAAACAAGAGAAAAAGAAATACAAAATTTATTAAAAACTTTTGATAGTACTATTAATTTTAGATTTGAAAAATTAAGAAATGGCAACATTTCAAATACTGATATTAATAAACTTATAAGTCAATTGAATGCTAATTATGCACCAAACAAAGAAATGAAAGCATTAATTGATCAGTTAAAAAGCAAAAAAAGTTTAGGGTCTAGTGATATTGACAAGCTACAAAAATGGGCTAATAGAAGAAATGAACTATGGGCAAGAAATGAAGCTGGTAACTTATATGCTAATCAACTTCAAGATTTATGGCTTGAAAATGGCATAGAAAAATATATTTGGAGAACTATGGAAGATAACTATGTAAGAATGGAACATGTTGAAAAAGATGGAAAAATTTTTGGAGTTGATGATGATATTTTACCAGGACAAGAGTTTGGATGTAGATGTTGGGCTGAACCAGTAAAACAAGGAGGAAATAAAGAATGATTGAAAATGAACAAGAAGTAATTGACTATTTAAAAAAAGAAGAAAATAAGGACTTTTTAAGTAAGAATGGTTTTAGTAAAGTTGAAACTAAGGTTGAAACAAAAGAAGTAAAAACTCCACTTACTGAAGATGAAGTAAAAGCATTTGTAGAAGGAAACAAAGAATTAAAATCTAAATTATCTGAGGAAATGGTGAAAGGCTATTTAAAAGAAAAGTTAGGTATAGATGTTAATGACGACACTTTAAAACAAGGTTTAGTTTTAGGTGGAACAGTAGAAAATATCAAAAAATTAGCAGTAGGGAAAATTTTATCTGGAGTTAAGTATGGGGATTTATTAATGTCAAAAATAGACTTTTCAAAAATTAACTTTAAAGATGATAAAATTGAAGGTTTAGATGAACAACTTACAAAACTTCAAGAAACATATAAAGATTTATTTAATCCAGGAGTGTCAGGAGGGCAAACAACTCCACCAGGACTACCAAAAACAACTCCTGCAACTGAACTTGAAAAAATAAATCAAGAAATTGAAGAATTAAAGAAAAAGCCGTCACAACAAAATAGGGCAAAAATATTGGTTTTAATAAGTAAAAAAGAAGAATTAGAAAAAAAATAGGAGGAATAAACAATGGCAGATATCATAACAATAGAAAGAATTGTAGGAAAAAAGGAAGATTTAACACCAGCTTTGGCATATACAAATGCAAACAAAGCACCTTTATATCTTAATTTAATTAATTTAGGAAATGTTACACCAACAACACAAGCTAAAATTTCTTGGGTTGACTACTCATCAGAAGGAACACAAACAGCTATAAAAGCAAAAGTAGCAACAGCTGCAGCAACATCATTTACTGTTGAAGATGCTTCAATATTTACTGCTGGATGCCTAGCAGCAATAGGAGATGAAGTTGTACAAGTTACAGCAATATCAGGAGATACTTTAACAGTAACAAGAGCACAACTTGGAACAACAGCAGGGGCAACTTATGAAGCAGGAGAAGAAATATTCTTTATAAATGATAACTTAGAGGAAGGTGCAGATTTACAAGGTGCTAATTACAAAGCAGGAGTAAATTTTGATAACAATACTCAAATCATAAGAGAAGAAATTTCTTTATCTGGGACAGCAACTGCAATAACTTTACCTTCAAGTGGTGGAACAGATGCTTATACATTTGAGCAAATAAGAAAAATGGATAAGGTAGTTGGAAAAATAGAAAAAGCAATAATTTCAGGAAAGAAATTTGAAAGTGGTCAAAAAAGAGGAATGGATGGAGTTAGAAATTTCTTAGCAAAAGGACAAGTAGTTGATGCTTCAAATAATGAAATTTCATTAGAAATTTTAGGTAATGCATTAAAGAAAATTTTTAATGCTGGTGGAGATTTAACAGGTGGAAACTATGCTTTATACGTTCCAGGAGTACAAAAGATGAAAATATCAAAATTACTAAAAGGATATATTCAAGCAAATCCTGAAACAACAACATTAGGTGCTATTGCAACTCATGTAGCTACTGATTTTGGAACATTACCAATAATAGTTTCAAATAACCTTCGTTCAACTGAAATCTTAATTTTAAATCATGATGATATAACATTAAGACCATTACAAGGCAGAGAAATATTCCATGAATATATGGGAAAAAGAGGAGACTCAACACAAGGTTTAATTCTTTCTGAATTAAGTGTTGAAGTTAGAAATATTCACACAATGGGAATGATAACTGGTTTAAAAAAATAATAAAAGGACAATGTCCCTGACAATGAGGTCAGGGATATTCCTAAAAGGGAGGAACAATGAAATTAAAACATAAAACATTTGATAAAGTATCAGTATATTGCAATGGAGAAGTATATAACTTTGTCAACGGAGAAATTGAAGTAGATGATATAGTAGCAAAGGAATTATTAAAAAATCCTGCTATTGAAGAAATAAAAGAAACAAAAGTAGAAGAAGTTGCAAATATTGAAGAAGAAAATCAAGAAAATGTTGAAGAACATGATGAAAAGAAAAAAGGAAGTAAAAAATGATAGGCTATGTTGAACTTGAAGAAGCTAAAAAATTTTTAGAAGAAAGATATTCAAATATAAATGAAGAAAAACTAAAAAGAGCTTTGTATCAAGCATTTGACAAAATTGAAAATATTGGTGCTAGAGAAGGTTATAAAACAGAAAAAAATTTTCCAAGAAAAAAGGATAAACCAAGAGTTTTAGAACTTATAAAAAGAGCACAAATATTAGAAGCCTATGCAATTATGACAGGTGGAAATGAAGATATAAAGAGGCTTGGTAAGGGGATAACAAGCAAGTCTATAAGTGATATGTCTGTTAGTTATGATAGAAGTCAAAAAATTGGAGATATAACATTTGCTTCTGTGGAGGCTGCAAGAATAATGAAAAGATTTTCAAGGAGAAGTTTTTGATGCAAGATATAGATAATGGTTATAAAAAAATTAAAGAAGAATTAGAAAAATTGGATAAATTGAAACTAATTATTTATATTGATGACAAAGCAACATATCCTGGTGGAATTAAAGTGGATTTTATAGCTATGCTTATGGAATATGGAAATGAAAATTTTGATGTACCTTTTCCTGCTCGTCCGTTTTTTCGTTCAACTTTTGATGCACATTATGATAATATTTCAAACCTTATGGAAAGATGTGTAGATAAGATTGCAGATGGGAAAATGACAGCACATAAGGCTTTTGAAACAGTTGGAAAAGATGTAGTAAAAAAAGTTAGAGAAATGATATTAAATGGGACTTATGCGGCACTTGCAGAAAGTACAGTAAAAGCTAAGGGAAGTGATAAACCTCTTTATGATACTGGAGCTCTTGTAAGAAGTGTTAAGTATAAGATTGAATAGGAGTAATTATGGAATTTACTTTAGATGAATTTGCTGGTGAAGAATTGAGAAATTATGAAATAACTAGAAAAATAACTGGCAATATTGATAATCCAAAAACAACAGATCATAAATTTAATGCTGCAATGCTTATATGTAAAAAAACTTTAAGAGGCTATAATCCAAACTTACAAGATGGTGGAAGAATTATAGGCGTTTTAAGTGGAAAAACTTTAAAAGTTGTTGGATTAAAACTGGATGATGTTATTGAAGTTGAAGGATATAAATATAAAGTAACTGAAATATTACCAAGAATTTATGCAGATTTTGTAGAGTTTTCACTGGAGCTGATGAGAAATGGACAATAGAGAACTTGAAGTATTTTTATTGAAAGAAATGGAAAAAATAAGTGATAAGTTCCAAATAAAGCCAAGTGTTGATTTTAAATATGATAGAAATTTAACTTTACCTCGTATAGTTTCAAGAACTCTTAGTAACAAAACTATCAATAAATTTGAAGACAGAGAAGAGGGAAAAAAAGGAATTTTCAAGCAATATGAAGTTCATCAACATGTTATAAGTTTTTCCTTTACTTTATCTGAAAATGAAAGTTTTGAAGATGTAAGAAAAATAAAAGAAAAATTTGAACATAAAATAGGCTTTGATTGGCTTATAGCAAGAAGTGGAAAAAGTATAGTTATAGAAGAGGTTACAGCAACAGTAGATTTATCAGAATTAACTAAGGATAGTTACACAGAAAGATATAGCTTTGATATGTATATTAACACTCTTGAAGAAAATATTGCTGAAATAGAATATATTGAAAAAGTTGAAATAAAGGTAAAAGCAAAATAAGGAGGAAAGAATGTCAATAGTAGTAGGTACTGAAAAGAAAATAGTCTTTTTAAATGTTCATAAACCTATGCCAGTGGCACAAGCAACAGTTAATGTTGTAGGAGTATTTTCAGTAAAAAAAACAGTTACTGAACAAAAAATAAATAAAATTGAAGATGTTATTGGGTTAAATTCTGATGATGAAGCATATAAAATACTTCAAGCAGTTTTTAATGCAGGAGCACAAGAAGTATTAGTTTATGGAAAAGAAGTTCAAGGCAGTAAATATAAAGAATTTTTTGATGAAGTAAAAAATGACTGGTTTGGAACAGTTGTAGATACAACAGATATTGCAGAAATTGCTAAAATTTCTAAGGAAATTGGTGCAAGAAGAAAAATGCTATTTGCTGAGGTTTCAAAAGATGAAGCTGTAATGAATGTTGATAATAAAGTAAAAGCAATTGGAGAAGATACAACAGCTCTATTTTTTAGCAAAAATGATGAAACAGTTGCAGGAGCTGTTGCAGGGTACACAATATCAAAATTTCCAGGTTCAACTTTGATAGCAAATAAATTAATAAATGGAACAATAGATAGTGGAATGTTTGGGGCAGAACAAAGTAAACTAGATACTTTAAACTGTAACTATATTGCTTCAATGAAAGGTCAATTAGGTCTTGCTAATGGAGTAACTGTTGTTGGAAGTAGTATAGATTTTGAGCACTGTGCAAAGGCTCTTCAATTTAGATTAGAGGAAGATATTACTTTATGGTTAAAAGCAACACCAAAACCAACATTTTATGATATGAGTCCATTGAAAGATACTATTTTAAAAAGAACTGGACAATTTGAAACTATGGGTGCATTAGCAGAAGGAAAAACTACTGTTACCTTTATTCCTATTGAAAATATTCCACAAAATGATATTTTAAAAGGAATATTAACAGGAGTAAAAGTTAATTGTTACTATACTTATGGAATTAAAGAAGCTAGAATAGATCTTTATTTTGCAGTATAGAAGGGAGGTAAAAAATGCCAAAAAATCATTATAACTATAATCCCAATAAAGTAGATTTAATTATAGATGGGATTAGAATGTATGACTTTGGAGAAGATGTAAAGTTTACAGTTGCTTATGAGGAAGATTTTAGAGAGGTTATAACTGGAGTAGATGGAGATTCAACTACAGTAGAACATAATAATAGAAATGCTTTAATTACTTTAAAAGTCTTAGCTGCAAGTCCATTAAATGTTACTCTTAAAAGACTTGCTTCAAGTGCAAAAGAATTTGGAGTTTTAGTGGTAGATGGAAACTTCAATGGTGACATTGGGTCAAATGCTTCAAAGGCACACTTTGTAAAAATAGCTGACTTTAATGCTGAAAAAGCACCAAAGGCAAGGGAATGGCAAATAAGAGTTATTGATTTAAAAGAAACAAATGACTTATTGAAATAGGAGCGAATGATGAAAAAAGAAGAATTAATGGTAAATAATAAAAAAATAATTTTAATGGAGCAACCTTCACAATATATTCTTGAGCTTGAAAAAAGATTTTCAGATAATGATTTAGTAGGGTATTGTGAAGAAATTTTGAAATATCCAGCAGATACTAATCCAAAACTTGAAGAATTATTGAACATTCCTGACATAGTAAAATATGGAGATTTGGAACTATCTTTAAAAAAAGAAAATGGTGAAAAAGATCTATATCTAGCACAAGAAATATTAACATCTGTTGGACAAAATAAACATAATCCTGCCTATGTTGCAGAGTTCTTTTTAAAAAGATTAAAAAAAGATGTTAATGATTACAAATACCATGAGCTTGTAAAAATGGGAGAAGAAGTTTTTAAGCAAGTAGGTGAATTACTTTATTTAGTACAAATCAGGGAAACATTTCGTAGAATGTAATGATATTAAATATAATGCTGAAAGCATAGAATATATGATCACTTGTATAAGTGGATATACTAAAAATTTTAAAGATACTGAAAATTATACTGTTAGAGAATTACAAAGGTATTTTGATAGACTTATAAGATATGTGGAGGAAATAAAAGATGGCAATTAGAACTTTAAGTATAAACATAATGAGCTACTTAAAAGGACAAGGCTTTCAAGCTGTTAATAATCAAATAAATGGCTTAAAGTCTAGTTTGTCATCTTTAAAATCAGTAGCAAGTAATGGACTATTTCAAATGGCTGCTGGATATTTTGCAATATCAAGTCTAATAGGGCAATATAACAAAGCTGTGGAAGCTAGTAATTTACAGTTAGAAAATGAAACAAAGTTATATGCAACTTTAAGAGCACAAAATTTCAGAGATGAGCAAATTCAAGGTCTAAAAGATTATGCTTCTGAACTTCAAAAAACAGGAGTAATTGGAGATGAAGTATCATTAGCAGGAATAAGACAGTTAGCCTCATTTAAATTGAATGAAGAAAGTATTAAAGAGTTATTACCACAAGTTCAAAATTTAATGGTTGCTGAAAAAGGTTTAAAAGCAACTTCAATGGATGCAGAAAAGTGGAGTAAATCTTTAGGAATAGCTGTTACAAGTGGGCAAGTTAGAGCATTAAAACAAGCTGGGATTGTACTAGATGAACATACACAAAAAGTTTTTGAGAATGCTACTCAACAAGAAAGAATAGCTATATTGGCAAAAGAAATTAAAGAAAGAGTAGGAGAACAAAATGCTGAATTTTTAAAAACTCCCGAAGGAAAGATAGTTTCAGCACAAAATAGAATAGGAGATATCTATGAATATATAGGCGGACTTGTAAGAGATACAAGAGCAGATTTTTGGAGTATGATTGCTGATAATGCTGAATGGATTCAAGATTTTTTAGGTGGACTTATAAAAGCAGGAGCAGGGGCATTTAATACAATTACTAGAACAATAGGAGGTATTTTTAATGTTCTTAAAGCATTGCCACCAGAAGCAAGAAATACTATTAAATTAATAACTGGATTTTTGTTATTAAAACAATTTCCAATTATTAGTGGCTTTTTGATAATTGAAGATATATTTGCAGCATTTCTTGGAAAAGAAAGTTTTACAGAAGATGCTATAAATGCAATTCTTAAATTTACTGGAACAGATTATAGATTTGAAGATTTGAGGAAAGGTATTGCAGATTTATGGGATTTATGGGTAAACAAAGCTGATTCAGGAATAGAAAAAATTAGTCTAACAACTAAGGTTTTATCCGACTTATTAGATACTTTACAAGGTGGGGCTGGGTTACTTCAAATGATATGGGGAGCAACTGGTGGAGCAATTTATGATTTTGGAAAGAATACTGTAAATGTACTTACAGGAGATTTTGAAGATATTAATTGGGACACATCTTTAGGAAACATATCAGGTGGTTGGGACAAATTGTATGGTGCAGGTCAACATATGAATGAAACTGATGATATGCACCAAAAATATGTCCTTGATGAAGCAATAAAGCAGCAACAAAAAAATTTTAAAACAATGGAATATGTTCAAAAAAATCAAGGAAATATTGCTTTTCCAGTAGAAAAGGAAATAATAATTCCAGGTTCAGCACCTGTTATACCTTTATCATCTTATGGATTTCCTTATGAAAATAAAACAGCAACTAATTATGGAACTTATGAAAAAAATAAAGAAATTCAACAACTTTTAGATAATAAAAATAAGGAAATTAGTAAAGTAGATACTTATTATGCACCAAGACTGCCTGATAAAAAAATAACTCAAGATACTAAACAAAAAATTGAAAAATCTGTAGTAAAAAAAGAAAATAAAAAGTTTGAATATATAAACAATTCAAAATATGAAATAAAAGTTACAGAAGAAGTACAAAATGATGTTGCTAAAAAGGTTGAAGGTGTTGTAAGAAGAATTCAGGAAGAAGAGAAGCAAAGACTAAGAGCAGAAATTGGAGGTAACTACACTCAAGCAGGTGGTTTAGAATGAGTTTATTTAATAACTTAATGCAGATGATTGGGGATCACTTCAATACAGGAAAAGAAAAATCAAAACTTGGAGATATAGAGCTTGATATTATTTCAGAAAAATCAAGAACTATGTCAGCAACGGTTACTAATAGAAGAGTTGAAAAAGGATTTAATATTGCAGATACAGTTAGAAAAGAAGCAATGCTTATAAATATAACTGTTGTAGACAATTCTAATCAAAAAGAATTTAATAGAAAAAGTTTAGAGCAAATGCTTGAAGCAGGAGAGCCTGTGCTTTTCTATTATGCAGGTAGAGATAAATATGAAAATATTGTAATTGAAAGTATTGAAGAAATAGAGGACTACACAAAGAAAGATTGTTTTACTTATTATATAGTTTTAAGACAAATAACAGTTGCAGAAATTAAGTCAACTGATGTAAAAACTGACTATAAAAAAGCTAAAAGTACTGGTGGGAAAAAGAGAAGAACTACTGCAAAAATAAAAGGTGCAACTAATACTGAAAAAGCAAAAATAGAAGCAAAAGGGAAAGAAAAAGAAAGAGGAAAATCATCACTTAAACAATTAGGGGGATTAGTAGGATGATAAAAGCATTAGAAATAGATGTTGAAGGTATAGAACAAAATGGAATAATAGCTGATATTGGGAGTAACTTAAAATTAGATTTAATTTATAACAATGTAGACAGCTATATTTACATATCTATATTAGATTCTGATGAAAACAGAATAACTGGCTTTTTTAGATTAGTACCTGATATAAACTTTTTATCTCTTGTAAGAATAGAACAATTACAGCAGTTAAGATGCATAAAAATAAATGACTTTGCTGAAGAAAGAGATAAGATAACTCCTAAAAATCTTAATAAAGATTATAAATTTTTTCTAATAGGTGAGGGTAATGGCTAAATTATGGAAACAAGTGAGAGTGGTAACTGTTGGAGAGTTAATATTTGATTATGAAGACATTGATGTAGAATTTGATGTTAAATGTACTGATGATAATAAGAGTGATACAGCTACTATTAAAATATATAACTTATCTGAAACTACAAAAAATAAAATCCAAGCAAATCAAATAGTTAATATTGATGCAGGTTATAGAGAATTACATCAAAGCATATTTGGTGGCTTAGTTGAAAGTGTAAGAACATATAGAGATGGAAATGATTTAGTAACAGTTATTGTTGCAAGTCCTAATAATCGTGCTTATACAAATACAGCTGTGAATGTACAATTTAAAGCAGGAATTAAAGCAAGTGAAATATTGAAACAATTAGAAAAAAGTATTCCATTTAAAATAGATGTTAAAGAATTAGCAAAAGATACTGTTTATTCAAATGGAAAAGTCTTTTCAAATAGACTTTCTAATGTTATTTCAATTTTAGCAAAAGACACTGGAACTATTGCAAGATTTACTGATACAACTATTGAATTTAAAGTTCCAGGAAAAGCATATAGCACTACTTTAAAACTGGGAAGTGAGCA